TGCAAATATTTGCAGAATTATTGATGAAATTTAATATAATTGAAGTAAGATTTGCTGGCCAAACACGTTTTAGAAGTGATTCAATAACAATAAAATCGCATAAGGTATATGGTAAAAATTCATTTATGAAAAAATTTAAATATTTACTTTCTGAATGGTTAAAATATGATGGAAATGCTGGTACTCCTTTTCCAAATAGACCATTTGACCCTGATGAAAATATTGATGGCGAATTGCTAGATAGAGAAGAGTATGAATTTTCATTAAAAAACGATGGAGAAAATCTATTTTTACAAATACAAGCCAATAATTGCTATAGATTAATAATATCAACACCTGATAATAAATTATATGAAAAAATTATATATGACTATTTATATCCTAAATTTGATGAAGGAAACAATTCTTTTAAACCAACAAATCCTAACCGTGGTAGTTTTCCACCTTAAGTGGTTACCTTGCCGTCTAACGACGTCTTCGTTAAAGGTATGAAAGTTATAACTTTTCAATAAAAAATCGTTCCCAATCGCCTCTGTTATTATTAGAAAATTTAGCAAGTTCATCATTGTCCCTCTGTAATCTACGTTGTTCTTTACCAATTTTATCACTTCTAATTGTAATAGCTTGACCATTGCTAATCATGTTATTTATATCAACATTATTACCAATTCCTGGACCCATAGCGTATCTATTATCACCAGGAGTTTTCATATCACGAAAAACTAACGAATCACCTTCAGCTCTAATACACCATCTAGGTCCAATACATACTTGAGCACTATTTTCTGGTAAAGAAAGATCATCCCATACTTGAACATTTCTACGATTATTACCAAACATTCCTTTCCCAAAATCAGAATAATCTTTATACGGGTATCCTGTTTTATCATTTGATCTATTCCCTGTTATCATTAATGCTTTATAATCTCCTGTATCATTTGCAACTTGAGATGTAGTATTTGTAGCATCTCCTTGCCAGTTATTTATAAAATTAACACCAGTTATAGGACCTTTGTTTGCATTTATAATATCTGAAAGACCTACAATATTTTGTGCTGAAATAAATCCAGAATCTGCTCCTGAAGCATATGAATCGAGTGGATTTTTAGTCCATCCAGTACCCATATAATGAATACGACCTCTTACACCCTTTATACGAATCTTAGCAAATCTATCCACGCGAGTAATTGGTACAACTGCTGCGGCATCATGTAAATTATCTTTTTGTTCATTTCGTACATTTTGGAAAGCATTAACACGCCGAATAAACACTTCTTGTCCATTATTTAATACACCCCAAATATCAAAATGTCTACAATTTGACCAAGGTAAATGAAATAAGAAACCAGATTTCATATCAGCAGGTATAGCAATATCTGCAGTTCTATTACGTGTATCATTATCATTATTATCATCTCCAAGACCATCTTTATTTTCAGTATGGGCATATCCTCCGCGACCAGGACCACGAATAGATGGATCCCAAGGCCAGTCTCCACCAACTTGCCATCCAGGAGAAAACGTGGCATCATTACCGTTTGTAAATGCGTCAAAATCTGTGGATCCTGATCCTGCACTAAAAGGTTTACCTTTAATAGTAAAGTTTCCATTTACATCAAGACTACCTGTAATATTTACATCACCAGCTCTATTCCATTTTAATGCTTCTTTATAACCATCTTGTTGATTTGTACCTAAACCACCACCTAAATAGCCATAAAGAGCTGGGCCATCATAAGCCTCTTTAAATGACATACCATGAAATTGATCGCGAACATTTACTGCTTTACCGGATGGAACATTTACATTTCCACCAATATTTGCATCACCTCTAGATTTAATATTACCTTGATTATCAATTACAAATCTACCTCCTGGAACATTAGGAAAATCTACACTGAATTCTCCATCTCCACCCATACTTATATCATTATCTATACGTAATCTTTTAGCATTTAACTTTCCATCAGGACCTATTGGACTGTCACCTTTTTCACCTTGAGGACCAGATTGACCTTGACCCATTTTTATATATATATAATATATAAAAAATAAAAAATATATAATGAATTATAAATTAATTAATTGAACTTTTCTTTTTTTATTTTTATGTGTATATTTATGTTTTTGTAAATAAGTTTGAGTTTGAATTCCAATTGAAGTTGTTTCTTTTATTTTTTTTGTATTGTCAAATGTAAAAGATGAAAAACCTTTCATAAGATCTTCCCATGATAAAAGTTTATCTTGATCTACAATAACATTTTTCATTTGTAATTTAGAAGCTTCTAAAAGATGATGTTTTCTATCATCAAAAAACAACATTTTATTATAAGGAATGTTTGATTTTTTTTGAATATATTCAAACAAGTCAGTTTTATGATCACCGAAAGCTACCCAATTTTTATATTCGATATAATCAAAATATTCATAAATATTATATCTTTTTAAATACATACTTGCATTAGAATTAAGTGATGCTAATGCAATTTTTATTCCATTCTTTTTTAAAAAATCTAGCATATCATAAATTTCTTTTTTTAAAGTTGCATTATCATTAAATATGTCTTTATGAGAATGAAGCGTTCCATCTAAATCAAAAATAACTAATTTGCACAAATATCCCGTCATAAAAAGTATAAATTTATTTAAAAAATATTTTTTTTCATTTTTTAAATCAATTTTTTATTATTATTGTTAGCAAAAGAAAGAATAGTTAATATAAAAAAAAAATATATTTAGATGTTATATATGTCTTGTTTAGAAAACGAATTAACATTATTACAAGAAAAAGATTGGAGTGAAAAGGAAGGGGAAATGGTAAAAAGCCTTATTGAAAATATAAAATATTATAGAAAAATAATACCGAATAGCTTAAAAAAGGATATTTGTGAAGCATTAAATATGTGTAATGAATTAAAAGTAGAATTAGATACATATAGAGAGTTTTGTAAAAATAAAGGTATGGTGTATCATGATAAAAACATAGTGACGACTTTACCGTACGAAGAAGCTGACGAAAAGGTATTAGACGGCAAGGTACCTTTACCGACGCTGTCGATAGACGGCAAGGTATTAGACGACAAGGTAGAAAGCGATTGTGTTATAAATGATGTTATTATTATTTCTTCTTCTAATGAAGAAAATTGTGTGAATATTATAGTAGATACCTTACAGAGCTGAAATGCTCTATTTCGGCAAGGTACCTTACAGAGCTGAAATGCTCTATTTCGGCAAGGTACCTTACAGAGCTGAAATGCTCTATTTCGGCAAGGTACTTTTACATCATCTTTTTCTTGCGAATAAATTTACATTTATATATAAGATTTTAAAAATACATTAACGAAATATGTTTTTTTCCTTAATGTTTTTATTTTTTATTCCTACAAGTATTTTTATTGAATTTCAAACGTGATATCGCGTTTATTTTTTTCTTTACTTATTATATAAAATGGCAAGTGTCTATACGAATTTATATTATAATCAACCTATAGTTGTATTAGATACCACAAGTGCTACACCAACAAGTGGATCTTTGGTTTTATACGGAGGATTTGCTGCCAGAGGTGCATCATTTTTTACTGGTATAACATCTATAGTAAATTCTACACAAAGCGCTGATACTAGTTCTGGTTCATTAATTGTATCTGGTGGAGTAGGGATTCAGAAAAATTTAAATGTAGGAGGAAATGCAAACATTACAGGTTCTGTAACAGCAGCTTCCATAAAAACAACTCTTATTAACAGTACAAATGGTTTTTTTACAAATTTTACAACCTCTAATTTTCAAGCAGACTATGTAAAGTCTATAGCTATTACATCAGGTACTGTTATTTCTACACTTGGTTCCTTTTCAACCATGTCTTCTAGTTATGTTGCAGCTGAAATTGTATCTGCTGGTAGTATATATTTATCAGGTGATTTAGCTGTAGCTGGTACTATTACTAGTGTAAATATTACAAGTACCAATATAATTGAAACAAATGTTACTGCAGGTGTTGTTTATGTCACAGATTCATTTTCAGCTATAGGAAATACAAATACTATTGGTTCTATTTATACTACAAATGGTAATGTAGGTCTTAATAATACAGAACCAGCTTATTTATTAGATGTTAATGGTACATCAAACTTTACAGATGTTTTATTAGCAAATAGTGGTATTACAACGGGAAGTCTTAATGTTACTGGAGCTTCTTTACTCTCTGGTAATGTAACTATTGGATCTAATTTAATTGTTACTGGACCAGGATTACTTATTCCTACTGGAAATATTGCAGCTCGACCAGCTACTCCATTAGCAGGACACATTAGATATAACACAGAAACAAGTCAATTTGAAGGTTATGGACCAGGTAATGCTTGGGGATCTCTTGGTGGAGTTGTTGATATCGCTCAAACTACTAAAATTCTAGCATCAGCAAGTCCAAGTGTAACTGACGGTAATCTTTATTTTTATACTGTTGGATCTGAAAGAATGCGTGTAAATAGCGCCGGTAATATTGGTATTGGAACTAGTTCTCCTAATTACACTCTAGATATCAATGGAGCTTTAGGAGTTTCTACAGGAATTACTACTTCTAGTATTTTAGCAACTACCATATCTTCTGGAAATATTTTTGCTACCAATACAACTATTACTAATATAGTAGGAACAGTCGTTAGTTCAGGATCTTTAAGAATCAGTGGAGAATCTATTTTTAGTAGCAACATTACAGCTGCGTCTAGTTTAGTTGTTGCTGGCCCTGCTTTAAAAATTCCAGTTGGCGATGTTGCAGCTAGACCAGTTGCTCCTCAACAAGGTTATATTCGTTATAATACTGAATATACTCAATTCGAAGGTTATGGACCAGGTAGTGCTTGGGGATCTCTTGGTGGAGTTGTTGATATAGCTCAAACTACTAAAATTTTAGCTTCTGCTACACCAAGTGTAACTGATGGTAATCTTTACTTTTATACTGTTGGAGATGAAAGAATGCGTGTAAATAGTGCTGGTAATATTGGTATTGGAACTACTTCTCCATCTTTTAAATTAGATGTCAATGGAACTTTTGGTGCTTCCACAAGTATTTCAACAGGTAATATTTATGCATCAAATGCGTTAGTTTCTAATACTATTGATATGACTCCAAGTTTAGGTGACATTATTAAAGAAGTTTCATTTTCTGCCCAAAATAATCAACTTAGTGTAGCAAATATTACTAATTTAGCATTTCCTAATAACACAGTTAGATCATTCTCTGCTATTGTTTCTGTTTGTATTGTTAAAAGTGCTGGGCAAAATTTATATGCAAATTTTGATATTAAAGGTATTCAAAAAGATATTGGTGATTGGGCTATTAATACAAACTTTATCGGAGATAATACCGGTATAGTATTTAGTATATCTAATGTTAATAGTAAAGGTCAGATTCAATATATCTCGGAAGACTTATCAAATTGGGTTTCAACTACGTTTAAATTTAAAGCAACAACTACAAGTATATAAATTCATTCTTTTTTATTATTTTTATATTATATATAATAATAAGAACATGTTAGATATAGACTACGTTCTCTATAAAATAAACACCACTATAAATTTTACTATAGATTATATAAGTAATTTATTTACAGAAAATAAAAAAACAGACGATGGATATACTATTATATCTAAAAATAGCATAAAGTATTTATCTTATGAAGAATTATGGGAAGATTCAGATTAATTTAATTTATATAATATATAATAATATGAATTTTGAACTAAAACATCTTTTATCTACACAAATTGATTCTATAGAATCTTTACAAAAACTTTGTTCTCAAAATAAAGAATTTTTTAAAATATGTAAACAAAATACATATATAATTGCTAAAAATTTTTTAAATAAATACCAAGTTGATTACACTGATCCAAATAATTTTATTTATATATTTAATAATGCAAATATAAAAGATTATAAGGATAATAATAGATGGAATCTGGGTTCTATCTTTAAATTATATATGAAAGCATATTCTTATAAAGAAATAATATGTGATAATATGGGTATAACTAGTTTTCCTATTTACCCCAATATGAAAAAATTTAGTGGTGTTAATAATAAATTAACTAGTTTTCCAGTTCAACCTAATATGATAGACTTTTTTGGAAGTAATAATAAATTAACTAGTTTTCCAGTTCAACCTAAAATGGAATATTTTGAAGCTTATAATAATAATTTAACTAGTTTTCCAGTTCAACCTAAAATGGAATATTTTAACGCTTTAAATAATAAATTGACGAGTATTCCAGATCAACCTAATTTAGAGTATTATTATTGTTATGCAGATCCAGGAATTTGCGAGTAATTCTAAAATTGAATAAATAAATAATAATAATATAACCAAATGAATTGGATATTATTATTACGTATAAAAAAAGTAAATAATGATTCTGTCTTTTTTAAAATATTTTTTACAGATATTTCATTATCTATTCCTTTTACAAAAATAGAAAAGGTATTAGATAATGTTGAAATGTATTCTGAAATGGAAAAACAAATTATAACCACGTTGAATAATAAAGTTGCACTAAAAGATGATATCTACATCATATATGACGAAAAAGAAGAATATGATTTTCTAAAAAATCATATGCCTAATATAGCAAATAGAATAAGTGAAAGTATCAATTTGAAAAGCTTTTTATTAACCTCCCTCCATTTAAATACAAAAAACTATAATAATTTTTTAGAATATTGGTAAATTTATTTTTTATTATTTAATTCGTGTTCTAATTTTTCATATAATTTTATACTTTCGTTTTTTAAATTTGGTATTAATCTACCGTATTCTTGACCTATATAAATTCCAAATAAGAATGCAACTAGTGATCTCATATATTTACACTTTAAAAAAAATATATTAAAAAAACATACAATATACCTTAAGTGTTTAAATCTTTTCTATATTATTTGTAATATTTTTTGTGTATATAAATTTACATTGAAAAATAACAAAAATATCAAGTAAAATAGTGACAAATGTACTTATTAACCATGGTAAATTATACATGAGATATGTTTTATCATCAGAATAAACTAAAACAGATAATCCATAAAATAAATTTCCAAGTATTGTAAAAACGTACATTAAACTAGATAGTCCTTCTGTAGACTTTCTTTTAATATTTAAAATGATCTGTGGAAATCTTCCTACTATATAAATTACCATAGTAATCCATCCTATTGTTTCACCTGTTGGTTCATTAAAAACAGAGAACACACTCAATAAAATTCCAATTAATATGTTTGTTAAACAAAAAAATAATGAATACATGAATTTAATCTTTTTGTTTTCTTTTTCATAACATAATACAAATAAAATCATACATATACCTACAAATGTATGATACCATCCCAGTAAAATAATACTGGTACTTAATGACAAAAGAATGGTTCCGAAAAGTGATAAAAAATCTGCTTGTGTGTATAATAAAAGAGTAAATATAGAAATTCCATCGCTTGATTTTGACTTGTAAATTTCATAAAATTGTGGATAATATACAATACTGTAAAAAACAATACTACAAACACTAAAAATATAACTTAGTACTTCCATTTAAAAAATTACATTTTATTAATAAAATCATTTTTTTATTTATAGATTAGTTATTCTATTTTTTACATGCAAAAAAGCCCAAAAATCTACAATATTATATTGCAAATTTTTGGGCTTTTAAGATTTTTTTTTGTATTTTTTTTTAAACTTTTTTTTTTTAAAAATCAGGATCAGTTTGAAAATATGCGTAATTTCTATCAATATATTCTAATACAATAAGAACATCATCATCCAAACAAATTCCTTCATCGCTACTACAATTTTCACATCGAGTTCCTTCTCCATAAAAAATACAATTCAAACATGAATTGTAATATTTAACACAATCATAACATAATCCTTCTTCTGTTTCAAGACAATAATAACAATAGCGAAAATCCATTTTGTACTTTTTTGTATTTTTTTATTTTTTTTTCAATTTTTATTATCTTTTTACTTTTATCTTTTTACTTTTATCTTTTTACTTTTATCTTTATACTTTTATCTTTAAAATTCAATATCATCTAGATTGATTTCATCTTCAAATGAAATAGAGACATTGTCTTGTTCAACATGTACGTTATCAGATTCTTCCTCTCCAAACAATTCTTTTTCTTCTTGATTGTTTTTATAGATTTTTTCCAACAAAATTACACATTCTTTAAAATCATTGTTATTTTCCACATTAATAACTGTATTATCAATTTTCATTTCCCATTTAAGATTAGTTCGTGATAAAAGAAATGAAACTTGATTTTCTGTATCTTTTTGAACATTTTTTTCAGTGTCTTTTACTTTTTGAACATTTTTTTCAGTGTCCTTAACCTTTTTAACCTTTTTTTCAATTACTTTTTCAGTGTCCTTAACCTTTTTAACCTTTTTTTCAATTACTTTTTCAGTGTCCTTAACCTTTTTAACCTTTTTTTCAATTACTTTTTCAGTGTCCTTAACCTTTTTAACTTTTTTAACCTTTTTTTCAGTGTCTTTTTCAGTGTCTTTTTCAGTGTCCTTTTCAGTGTCCTTTTCAGTGTCCTTTTCAGTGTCCTTTTCAGTGTCCTTTTCAGTGTCTTTTTCAGTGTCCTTTTCAGTGTCCTTTTCAGTGTCCTTTTCAGTGTCCTTTACTTTTTTAACCTTTTTTTCAGTGTCTTTTTTAGTGATGCTGTTAAATTTGTTTACTACAGTATTTTCATCACTTACAAGCACATCATTTTCAAAAACTGTAAAATCACTTTCAATGATAAATTTAAAAAATGATTCCATTTTTTTACGCTTTGGTTCAGCAAAATTAAAAAGATTTATATCTTCTGGAGATGCATCCTTTCCAGTATAAGAATTTTTAACAGTGTAATTTTTAAAAATCCACGAAATAAATTTAGTGACATTTTTTGAAAAATTTTTTGAAAATTCAAAAGAAATTAATTCTTCTTTGCGAGATTCTTTTACTTGTGTAGACATTTGTACAAAATTATAACTATTTTTTATTTTTTTCAATTTTTTTTTAATTCTTTTTATCTAAATGCAAAAAAGCCCAAAAATCTACATATTAAATGCAGATTTTTGGGCTTTCTTTTATTATTTTTTTAGTTACTTTTTATTATTTTTTTGGTTACTTTTTTTATAAAAAAGTAATTTTATACGTAAAAAATCCAATCATTATTTTGTACAAATTGTTTTTCTAAAGAATCAAAAATTTTGTTTTCATTTTCAATGAAAGGAATTTTTTCACTATTTTTTTCAGGAATAAATTCAGAAGCGTTTGGATTTAATTCAGATTTAATTTTAGTGTTACCTTGCTGTCTATTAACGTCGTCGGTAGATTTAAAAGAATTCATAAACATAGGAGTTAAGGATGACATTATCTTGTAAAGTAGGTGTTTTTTTATACATTTTTATTTAAAATTCAATTTTTTTATAACTAAATATACATTAGACTAATTATTCAACTATAGGAACAGTATCAATACCAAGTTTATCCTTTCTTTATTGTTGCTACTTCAACGTGAAATGCTTCAGTTGCTTCAGTTGCTTCAACGTGATTTCTATTTCTACGAGGTGAACGTTTATGATGAATTGCTTCAATTGCTTCAATTGCTTCAGTTGCTTCAGTTGCTTCAACATGATTTTTATTTCTACGTGGAGCAGAAATAACAGATTCAGAGATAAAAAGAAAAGAAATAATAATGTTTTTGATTTGCATATTTTATTTATATTTTTTAAAATTTTTAAATTCAATTTTTTATTTTTATTTAATTAAGAAAAAACTACATATTAGGATATTTAGATGAATGATGATGTTGAATTTTCCATTTTCTTTCTTCGCATATGTATATATATGTAAATCTCGCTTTAACATCAATACGACAATTTCCAGTACATATATTTGTAATATTACCACATTTAATTGGTGCACAATTATCATTAAATACATTAATATTAAAATTATAAGTGCCATCAATATAAGGTGTAATTGTATCTGTATTTGTATAAGTTGTAATTAAAGTTCCAATTGGATTTTTTAATAAAAATTCTTCAAAATAATGTAATTTTTTTATATATGTATTCAATGGTTCATTTTCAAGAGTAGCTAACAATACAGATTTTTTGCTATATAAATCGAGTACCTTTTCTGGATTATTTGATTGCAAAGCTTTATTCCAAGTATTAAATAAATCAATCAATACTGTTTTTGATGGATTTATACATTTATTATTAGGAAAACAAAAAACTGATGTAAGCAATGTAAAAAATAGCATTTATATATATATATATATACAATTTCATAAATCAATTTTTTATTTAAATTGGACCTTCAGCATGTTTCTATTTCTATTTCTATTTCTATTTCTATTTCTACGAGGTGAACGTTTATGATGAAATGCTTCTAGTTCAATTTTTCAATGTGAGTTCTGTTTCTATGATGCGATTGTTTATCGTGAAATGTTTATATACGATAAAGTTAAGAAATTTGATTTTTATTTTTAAATGTATTTTTAATTAAGACTTTGAAAACTTAACATTCGTGTAGAAAGAGTAGAATTATAAGTTATATCCTCCTAATATACAAGATGATTTTCTAATATAATTGTTTAAAGCATATAAAGGATATACATGTTGCTTGTTGTCGTTTTTCAATTTTAAATTCAAAATTACGATTACTAGTTTGAATTTAAAATATAGAAATTATCTTTAAATAAAGTTATATTATTAAAGAATGAGAGGTAAATACCTTCTAAATCTAAGTCATTGAACACCATTTTGATTGCCAAGGATTTTCAGCACCTTTCATTAAAGGAATATCAGAAGGTAATGGATAAAAAATTCTATGTAAATTTTTAGTAAGAGTATTATTAAAATGTATTCTATTGAATGTAGGCATAAGAGCTGATAACTTTGCATTTGTTTCTCCTAATAAAGGATCCGCGTATACCCAATTATTGTAGATAATATTATTTAATGGATTTATAATAAATGGTTGAGCTGATAAAGCATTTTTACCACCTGCACTATCTGTAACATGAAATGCACGCATCATATCATTATCTTCATGAATAAGATTATGACAATGAAACATATAATCACCTTTATGTGCCCCAAATCTAGCAACAGTATAAACTTTGCTGCTAGGACCAAGATAAAATACATCTTTTGGAGAAAATTGTTCATATGCACGAACACCTTTATTATCTCCACCTTCTCTTTTTATTAAAAAAAAGTCAATAAGATGAATATGAATAGGATGAAACCAACCACCTCCTGTATTAAATTCCCATAATTCCCAAGTATTTTGTCCAACGTCACTCGCAGCAATTTTCATTGTATCCCAAGTCTCTCCATTAATAGTCCAATGACCATTAGTTCTTCCAAATGTAAATTGTCTATGTGATTTACCAGAATTTGCCATTTGCAAAGCAGTATCTAAATCTGTTTGAGTCATAACTTTGTTAATAGGCTTTAATGGTTCAATTGCCGTATTACTTTCTTGAAATGCTGGAGGGTTAGGTTGACTTGTGACAGATCCAATTTGTAAATTAGCAATAAGATGACTATTACAAAAATACGGTACATTTTTCATCATAATAGGATCGTAATCATTCCACAAATACATTGATTTTCCTTTGAAATTTGTAAAATCGCATGCTATTTCATAACGTTCAGCAACTCCAATTAATAAACCTTCTGATGGAAAAGATATAGGTGTGTTTCTATAACCTCCATCTGCAGCAAATACTTTACAAATATTTTGTCCAATGTCTTTAAGTTTATCATCTTTAATTTTAACAAGATATGGTCTAGAAACAGCTGCATTTAGCAAACGAAAACGATACCATTTTGGTTCTAATGGCATTTTAGGCCATGGAATACCAGATACAAGATTAATATCACCATACAAATCATTTTTATGAGCACCAAAAATATCTGTAAATAATTGACATTTGTTATTTAAAACTTTATCGTTTAAAATTAACAACTTTTCTTCAATATTTTCTAAATTCCATGGTTCTCCACAACCACCATCTTTACTTTTTGAAGAAATAAGGTACATTCCAGCTAAACCAAGATATGCATTATCTGCAGTAATATGTAAAGCATGATCATGATACCATCCAGTGTTAGGACGATTATTAGGATAAACATAATCTTTTGTTTCTCCAAAACAAGTTTCATCCTCCGCCCACCCGTCATAACCTGGTAAACTAGCTGAACCATGTAAATGAACACTAAATGGACGACCTTGTCTCCCTTTATTAGCTAAACATGGACTAAATGATTGTTTAAAAAATCCAGTTTTAAAATTGATTTTGTTATTAAAACGTACTAGAGATTCGTGTCCAGTTGGCATACGAATAGTAGGTCCAGGAATACTACCATTATAAGATAAAAACCATGTTCCTGGAAATGCTTTACATGACGGAATAGTATTGTCAAATACACGTTTTTGAACTTCTTTTACATCAATTTCATATGTTCTAATACAATGTCCATCATCTCTACATTCTTTTCCTTTTGATTGAGCATCAGAAGGATTAATAAAAGTTTCTGTAAAAGGCCTAACAAGATAAGGTGTACCAGGAAATCCTCCAACAGAATATGCTACTCCATTACCTCTTAAACAAATATCTTTAGCTCTACCAAAAGGAGAAGTAGGTACCTTGCCGTCTATCGACAG